GGACAACAGGTATAATGACAGTAACAACGTCTACTGCTCATGGTTTATCGACAACTGGTAAGAGTAGTGATGTTTTACTAACTGGACTTGGATTTACTTGTGCTTTAGATAATGGTGGCGCACTTCATTATTATCCTCGTGCAAACTCTGTGACTAATCCACATGGTGGTGATCCAATTTATTGTGGCACACCTGTCATAGGGGTTGCAAGCGCAACTCAGTTTACAATAAATGCTGGTATATCTACAGTTCCGACTTTCTATGTGACTGGTGGTAGTGCTCAACCAGTATTAATAGCACCTAGAGCAAATAATAACTCTGCGAGTAAACAAGACGTAGGGTTTGATGGATCAACTGTTTTAAGAGTTTTGAGTTCAACTCAATTTGAAGTCAATACTGGTATATCAACAAGACCACATAATTACGCGAGATGTGGTAAAGTTAATCAACTTATGAAAGTCGTGATTGATGATCCATTATCATACAGTGATATTCCTTTAGTTTATAGTGGTAGTTCTCCCGGTATTGGTGGAACTGAAGCAAGAGCTGATGTAGTAGTAAGTCAAGGATCTACTGTATTAGACTTTAAAATAACCAATTTAGGATTTGGTTATGGTGTAAATCAAATATTAACTTTACCACTAGCAGGAATTGATACTTATTTCTCCTCGGTTGGTATACCAACTACATCTAATGCAAACTTTGAAGAATTAGAATTAACAATAAATGAAGTTCATAGTGATCAATTTACAGGATGGGCAGTTGGTCAATTACAAGTTCTTGATAATTTCTCCAATTTATTTAATGGATCGAGAAGAACTTTCCCTATATCAGTGGGTGGAAATGCATTATCAATACAATCAAGGCCTGGGTCTCTAGTTAAGGTTGAAGATACATTGTTTGTCTTTATCAATGATATATTACAAATACCCGGTGAATCATATTCATTCCCCGGTGGCACAAACATCACATTTGATGAACCACCAAAGCCAGAAGATACTCTCAAAATATTATTCTATAGGGGAACAGGTGGTGCTGACGTAGTTGATAGAGATGTTATTGCAACTGTAAAAGTCGGTGATACTTTAACTTTAGGTTATCATGATACTTTAGATCAAAAAGATTGGTTACAAGAAAATGATAGAAGTGTGATAGAAATTACGTCATCAAATTCTGTTGATACTAATGCTTATAATGGCCCCGGTGTCTTTGAGGATACAAGAGAAAAGAGACCAGTCAACTGGACACAACAAACTGAAGATCTCTTTATTGAAGGTAAGATTGTAAGTAAGAGTCGTGAATTATATGATGGAAGAATATTCCCAACTACAAATCTAATACAATCTGTGGGCGTAGGATCAACAGTCATATATGTAAGTAATTTAAGACCATTTTTCAATCCTAAGAATGAGAATCTAGTTGCAACTGACTTCCAAAAAGACATCGTTATATTTAATAACGCTGAAAGAGTTGCTGCTGCTGCAACTGCTGTTGTATCTGCTGCAGGAACAATTACATCAGTTGTAATATCTGATGGTGGTAAAGGATATACAAGTGCTCCAACTGTTACAATTCAAAATCCAGTTGGACTTGGAACAACTGCTCGTGCAGAGGCCACTGCGACTATCGCTAACGGTTCAGTTTCTGCTATTACGGTTGGTGTTCAATCTGGCATTGGATATACAGGAACTAATCCTCCTGTCGTTTTAATAGGTGCTCAACCAACCCTCACTGAATCTAATACTGTCGTATCATTTACCGGTGATAGTGGTGTAATCAGTGGTATCGCAATTACAACTGTTGGTGGCATTACACATCCTACGATTCAATTAGATTTGGTTATCCCATACGATTCAGATTTGAGAAACTCTAACATAACACAGGGTGGGACAAATGCGATTACAGAATCTGCTATAGCAGCTGGTGATTATTTTGTGATCAAGAACTCAAATGTTGGTTCTGCAAGATCTTCTATGGATTATGACGATGATAGTATCGTGGGTATCGGAACAACCTTTATAGATAATGTGTATCGTGTCGCTGCTGTATCAGGTGTCACAACTGATGCTGTAGGATTTGGGCAAACTGGTTTAACAAGAGTAATTGTTAGTATCGCAAATACTGCTGGACTTGTCGGACTTGCGAATAGCACATACTATGGTGACTATAGTTTCGGAAGAATTGTAATGTCTGAACGTAATGTTTCTCGTGCTTATACAGTAAATACATCAAACGGTGTTACTGGAATCGAGACTGGTGTTATCTTAACAAGAAAGGCTTCCTTAAAAGTAGGAAGTTATACCACATAAATAACTAAAAAATTATAAAATAAATGTCTGCCATAATAACTGACCAGATAAGAATATTAAATGCGAAGAATTTTGTAGCTGGAGTATCTTCATCATCTAATTCTTATTATACTTTTGTTGGTTTGACTGAGCCGACAAAAATTCAAGCAACATGGAATAATAATCCTCCCGCACCTATCGATAATTTTAGTGATCAGAATGATTATTATGATACGATGATTGCTCTAAAGAAAGTGACTGCAAGTGATGTAAAACAGGTAGTAAGAAAAAATAGTTGGAATTCTGGAACGACATATGATTACTATAGACCAGATTATAGCATTAATAATCCACCAAAAAATGGACAAGGAACCACATTATATAATGCCACATATTATGTGATTAATACTGATTTTAGAGTTTATATCTGTTTAGAGAATGGAACTTCACCAGAAAATCCCGATGGTAAACCATCTTTAGATGAACCAACATTTACAGATTTAGAACCAAAAGTTGCTGGATCAAGTGGTGATGGATATATTTGGAAATATCTTTATACGGTCAAACCGTCTGAACTTGTAAAATTTGATTCGACTGAATATATGCCAGTCCCATCTGATTGGTCAACTGGTAGTGATAATTCTGCAGTTAGGGATAACGCAGTTGATGGTGGTATCAAAGTTGTCGTTATTCAAAATCGTGGAGTTGGTTTAGGAACAGCAAATAGAACATATACGAGAGTGCCCATAAAAGGTGATGGAAGTGGTGCCGAATGCACTGTCACTGTAAATGCAGATCAACAAATAGGATCTGTTGATGTGACTAATCAAGGGTCTGGATATACTTTCGGAACTGTTGATATTGTTGCTGGTGGTTTACCAAGACCTGATTCATACCCTCAACTTGATGTAATTATTCCACCTCAAGGTGGACATGGTAAGGATATCTACAAAGAATTAGGTGCATCTAATGCTTTAGTTTACTCTCGCATAGAAAATGATCCTGAAAATCCTGACTTTATCACAGGTAATGAAATATCTAGAATGGGTATCATAGAAAATCCTCAAGCATTTGGGTCATCATCCTTACTTACTTTGGATAAAGCAAGTGCAGCATATGCATTAAGATTAGTTGGAACTGGATATAGTAGTGCGACTTTCACTGCTGATTCAATAATAAAACAAACTATTGGAACTGGAGTCACAGCAATTGGTAAAGTTCTTGGTTATGATCAAACAACTGGAGTCTTGAAATATTGGCAAGATCGCACAATGGCAGGATTTACAACAGTTGGTGTTGGAACAACCTCACCTATTCATGGATTTAATTTAGATCGTTTTACTGCTGATATATCAGATGGTGGAAGTTTTAGCATAGTTCCTGATGATGGATCAAACACCCTAGCGATTCAGACATCATTTAGCGGTCTATCGACCTCAATAAATAATAAAACATACTATCTTGGTCAAACTTTTACAAATGGAGTGTCAAATCCAGAAGTTAAAAAATACTCTGGTAATATAATATATGTTGATCATCGACCAGCTATCACCCGTTCTTCTAATCAAAAAGAAGATATCAAAGTTATATTGCAATTCTAATCACTCATGGCACAATCAACTAATCTAAATGTATCGCCATATTTTGACGATTTTAATGCTAATGACAATTATCACAAAATATTATTTAAACCGGGTCTTCCAGTACAGGCACGAGAATTAACAGGTTTACAATCAATATTACAGGATTC